AGCCCGCTTGACGCACGCGCTTTCCAACTCTTGATTGCCGGAGAGGTCGGAGCCGAGCGCGGCTATATGCATGCCTTCTGAGATATGTTCGTCACGAACCACAATATTGCCGCCGGTGGTCATCGTCCCGCCACCCTGATACGTTCCTGAGACATCGAGATTCGCATTAACGTCGGCTAGTGTTGCATTAATCTCTACTTCATCCGTAGCATTAATGTCTAATACCGTTGCGGAAGGCGCGTTGATGTACTGACTGGCGTCATTGAACTGCAACGCCATTGTGCTATTGAGCAACAGCCCGGTATCGTGAACGTGAGTAACTGTTACATCATCGTTTGTGCCAAAACTTAATACCGCCGCATCACTTTGCAGCTTTACATTGTCAGAAAATATTGCCGAAGTGCCATTTAAGGTCAACTGAGAACTAGCACTACCGGCTGTCATCGTATTTATGACGAGCTTACCGTCTTCAGTTCCATCGCTAACGTCTGTTGCTACTGAATAGATTTGAGCGGCAGTGAATAGTTGATTGTTGTCGTTCTCCATCAAGAACTGAATAATTCCGCCGCCGTCACCATCTGCGGGGCTTGCAGAATATCTTGTTAAATTAAAAACCGGCCCAGTGCTTGAGTCATCTTTATCTTGAACTACCCCCAAGGTAGCAATGTTGTTTCCCGTGACAGACATGGTTAAACCAGAATCCGCCGCATGAGTGAGCAGAACGTCCTGATCGTCACCGAAATAAATTATTGCGCTGTCGTGATTAAGAATCAGGTCATCATTGGTTTGGACATCGCCGCTGACTACCAGATTTCCCGCAGACGATAACGTCATCTTCTCTGCTGCGGCTTCTGAGGCACCCGTCATAAAAGACAACTTGGTGGCATTGTTGTCTGCCGCGAAGGTGCCTTCTGAAATAGCCGCAATGGATGCGGCTAATAAAATGGCGTCCGTCCCAGAGGCTTCATCGGGAGCGGTAAAATTCAAACGGCCCAAGACACTTGAAGCAGTAACGGTCGTATCAGAAGTCTGAAGATTCAGAATTGCGCCATCACCCGTCTTGAAAACAAAGTCGTTAGCCAAATAACTCGAAACTGCTGCGCCACCTCCTGCACCATCCGCGTAGATGATGTCCGCCGCACCGTTGGCTACCGTGACATTCGCACCAGTCCCCTGTGTAAAAACCACACTTTGGCCGCTGGCATTAACCACAAAATACAGTTTGTCTCCATCGTTAGGACTTAACGTAATGGTGTTAGTGCCACTTGGGCTTCCCCCCAATACCAGAACCTTATAATTGCCATCCGAAGCAGAGCCTTCAGACGTGGTTAGTGTGGTAGTTGTGCCTGTCAGGCTAAGTGCGCCGACACCTGAAATAGCCCTGTCCAATATATCCATATTGGTATTGGTCATGGTCCCCCAAGTACCGGAACGATCCCCCGTTGCCGGTTTTTCAAGGCCCTGATTTGATGTGTATGTACTTGCCATATCTAAGTCACCTTTATGCCGCTATATCTAACCAATCCGGCGTCTGGGAATCATCTATTTCTGACCAAGAGGCAGACTGTGATTCATTAATAGCAGCCCATGTAATGGACTGTGCATCATCTATTTCTGACCAAGAGGCAGACTGTGAGTCATTGATAGCACTCCAACTAGGTGTTTGAGAGTCATCTATAATGCCCCAAACAAGAACTGACCCTACCCCACCAGACGCAGAAACACCTGTGACCGAAACCACAGCCCCTGCTTCAGCAATAACAGTGCCTACAGAACCTGTTCCTGCAACGCCCGTAACCGTTACGTTAGCATCGCCGGTCGCAGTAACAGTGCCTACAGCCCCGGTGCCAGCGACACCCGTAGCTGTTACATTAGCGTCTCCGGTAGCCGTAACAGACCCTACGCTACCTGTTCCGGCCAATCCAGTTACAGAAACAGTGACTCCAGTGCCTTCAGTTACCGTTACAGAACCAACCGCACCTGTGCCAGCGACACCCGTAACCGAAACACTGATACTGAGTTCAACAGTTACAGAACCAACCGCACCTGTGCCTGTAACGCCCGTAACCGAAACCGGAACAGGTTTACCCCAGGTTCCTGAACCCCAGGTACTACGTCCCCAGCCGGTAATTGCTGCCATTAAGCGATCCTTATAATCGCGTTACTGGCGTCAGCCGCAGGGAAAGCAATTGTAAAATCACCTGCACTTGAAGATTTGTCCGAACTAAAGTCCAACACAATAACGGAGGGATCTCCACTGGCCGAATCATTAAAGACAAGCGCCCCCCGTGCTGTAATGGTGGAAGAAGTCCATGTCGTATCTGCAAAATCTGTATACGCCGTGGTGCCGCTGGTTGTTGGGTCTACGCGAGTAAGCGTGTTGCCTGCAGCAGTGTAGCCCGTACCAGTAACCTCATTAGTGGCGGTATATGCTGTCGTAGCCGCCGTAAAAGAGGCACTGTTGGTATACAGCGCAACTTTAAACGTATTGCCGCCCGAGTTCTTAAAATTGTGCACCCCCTCAAGCAATTCCTTCTTAAATGAAGTGCACATAAAATTTCCGGTAAAAGCCATGTCAGATGACCTCCATTTTTTTTGCTAAGTCAGCATAGCCTTCTTTTTCCAAAATGGCGCGAATGGTCGCTCGCTCGCTTCGAGCCACTTTGGAAAAATAATGAATAAGAATTGTTTTAACCTGTTCACGAAAAGCAAATGCTTGCTCCCTGATAGGCATCGGAGAATCCATGGAAACAAACACTATTCGACGTACAGCGGCCTCGGCCCACTCTTCGGCATTCATACCTCTGTTTTCAGTTGTAATAACTGTGACAGGTTCAATGGCGCCATTCATATTAAGCATTTAAGCCACATCTCTTCTTAGACTGTCATAACGATACTGGTCTCGGGAGTTTTCACCTTCTGCAAGATTCTTAAGCCATTGCAGAGACTCCTGGAACCTAGAATTATACAAGCCTAGTAAGTCCGGTTCACCTTTCATAAATGTATAGGCTTCCACCAAGGCACCATATAGAAGAGCCAGTTCTGCATTGGTCCCAATCCAACTTGTACCGTCAGACGACTCTGTAATCGACTGAGGTCTGTAAAAGTAATGAAGTTCCATGGTGTACCCGGAATCAGGCGTAGGCGCTAACAAAAAAGTCGTATCGTCAAAATCGGAATAATAAAGAGGAACTCCTGTGGTGCCTGTATTAGGGTTATAGTCTTGGGCAAATGTCACATGCTTGTACAACAGAAACTCATTCTTGGAACTGTTGATAACGCTTAATGAAAAAGGGGCAAGAAAATCTGTCGGCTTAGTTAAAAACCGGTTGGAAGAAGTGACCGTTCCCTGAACATTTTTACGAAAAACATCCAGCTGACACTCTTTTAGAATGCGCTCTTCAGAATTGAGGATAAACCGCGTTAACTGATTCGTAAAAGTAGTCTCAGTATTTTGCGTATAGTCCTGAATTGCCGTTTTTAAAGTAGTAAATGTAAATGCCATATTACGAACTCACTGTAACTGGGCCGGCTGAAGCAAAACCTCCACCACCTAAGACACTTCCGGTGGTTGCAGTCCCGCTGCTGGCAGAAAAAGTATAACTGTTATCATTCACTTTCGTGATGCTGTAACCACTAGCCCCTTCTATAACAGTTTCTGTAAATCCATCAAAAGCCTCTACGTCCCTAAATCGCACCGTATCCCCAGTACTTCGGCCATGGCCTGGTTCCGTAACAGTAATGGTTGCCGACCCACTGGCACCGGACTTAAATGAATTAAAGGGTAATAAGACCGATACGGGAGGTTCCGTCCTGTCAGGACGACTTATCCGTAACGCTTGCGGGTCTGGACTAGACTTGGAGGGAGTTAACTGAGGCTGTTTAGGCTCATATTCATCTTTTCCCACCAAAAGGTCATTCCACTCACGGACCATGTCCTTTAAAAGGTACGCCCTCCCAGATCGGTCTGAGATCCCAAGAGCACGTTTTCCACTTGCATAACGGGCCATTTAAAAATACTTCGGGTTAGTTATCAACTAGACCACCTTTCTTCCATCTAAATTCAGCAGTCGCATTAATCCTATGATCATCTGAATGATATGTAAGTCCAAATCTTTTGGAGCCACCTTTTTTATTGCGCCGCTCAGCAGTCGCACCAATCCTATGATCATCTGAATGATATGTAAGTCCAAATCTTTTGGAGCCACCTTTTTTAATAGGTGTGGAATAACCTGCACCTGCTCCAAATCCCTGCCTTAAAGGTCCTGTATCACTTTCTAAATAAGCATCAACATGACCTTGTAATAAAGGTCTCTCAATTTTTACTCGCGCCATTTTTAAACCCTCAATGACTGATACGTTGGAACCAATCGTAAAGGCACGCCATGATCGATGTCCTGCGATGCGGCACGTTCAAATTCTTCTTCATACGCCATTTTTAAAATCTGCACTCGTTGTGGTGACTTCTTCATGGCAATTTGATACGCCAATCCTGCCACTAGGCATGGTAAGAATCTAAAAGGTATATCGGCAGTATCCACACTCGCATCCGCGTCTTGGATCCGCTTGATTCGATAGTAAATCAAGGAATCTGTGGAATTTTCAGGCACCGGCCATACTGTGACAGTAGGCGTTATTTGCCGGTCCACATAAAATTGAGTGGGTCGTCCTTGGGTCGTTTTCGTGGGGGTCGTGAGATATTGAGAACGGCTCATCCGAGACATGGTAATGTCTTCGCCATCACGTCTGACAACCATCTCCAAAATGTCCCCCGCTGCCTGAGCATCAGCCAAACTGGGGACAGACGATACAGTGGTAGTGGCGGCACTCGAAGAACCTGTAATAGTCTCTGTCGCCGTAAAAGTGCCACTGGGCACCGTAATGGTCATGGTAGTACCGGAGGGAAGCGTGATTATTTGCGCAGTAACAGCACTGGTTCCACCAGTAATGGTCTCTCCCACGCTAAAGCTGCCTGATGCGCCTACCGTCAGCGTAATTGTACCCAAAGGATAAGTTGCAACGGCAGAGGAGGTGGATAACTGGGCTACTGTTTGCGTGATCTGCTCGATTGTCCAAAGATTAAGACCTCGATTGGCCCAATCCGCAAACAAAAGATTAAGCGACCTACGAGCCGTTTTCGCATCATAACCCGTCCGAAGTTCGAGGCCGCATCTCTCGAAGGCTTCCTCCGTGATTTCGGCCATGTCTAAGTTAAAATCAACCGACCCAGAAGTTGCCATACTTATTTCCTCAGAAGTCCTTCATATCAACCCCAAATAGCTGTTCTAAGACCTACTGCAAGTTCACCAAGAACTAGAAAAGCCACGCCCCACAAAATTTTGTAGATATTGTTGATAGAACTTTGTAAATGTTTAAAGTCATTAGTCTTTAAAGCTTCTACCTTTTGCGCCAAGAGCTTTATCTCACCTCGTATGGTAACAAGCTCAAGCTCGTTTTTACGAGAAGTATCCTCCTGTGACACGTTTAGAACTCCTTAATACATTCCAAAACGATGGAGTAAGTATCGCCAGAGCCGTGTCCAACGGTGCTGAATCTAATGTCTCCGGTAGGACTTGAAGCAGTGTTGACTAAACCTCCAAAAGACGAATAGTCAAGCATCCCCTGGTAGTCCGCAGGCAGCTCCAAAGCCAGCACGTCTGTACTTGCATCCCAAAGGATCTTTACAGACACGCCAACTGTGGAAAACCAGACCTTGTTGATACGAACATCAGTACATGCGGTTCCAGCGCCGCCCGGATAACTAGATAGACCTGAAACATCAACCTTTAAAACGGCTGATTCACCTGTATCCACATAAGTCCAGTTAAAGGAACTTATAAAAACACG